CCATTGTTGTAGGACAAACAGTTAAAGGAGATGTCATACAAGAGGGAACAAAAGTTCATTCAATACCTTCGGCTGGAGTTGTTTCATTTACAAATCCTACAACAAATACAGGGGGCCCAATAACAGCTTTACTTGATTTTGGTACATTAACTGTTGTATCCTCAGCACTTGCGGTCGGTACAGGGGTTACTCAAGCGATCACTTCAACTTTAGCTGGAGAAGGTACTACAACAACTTTAGATGGTTATTTAAAGGGTGTTGTTACTGAAATTGGTTCAGAACAAATTTCAGTTAAGGTTCTAAGTCATGTTTCTGATGCTGGAACTGAAATATCTGTAGATTATCAAAATCTAGGTGTTTATAGATTTGCAGATAGTGGTACTGTTGGTTTAACTACAGAATCAACAGGTACAATTGGTGGTATTGGTGTTACTGCATATAGCGGAGAGACTGACTGGTTTGATAGTCAACAAATTACTTTAGGTTCTGGATCAAAAGTTAATTGGAATTCACTCGCAACAAGACCTCAAACAACTGAATTTGGTGNTTCAAGAGGATCNAGATTTGATGAATTGCATATTATTGTTTATGATGATGATGGAACAATAACTGGAAATAGTGGAACAATTTTAGAAAAACATTTAGGTCTTTCTAAAGCAAAAGATGCTGCGTTCTCTTCTGGAAGTCCTTCTTATTGGAGAAAATATCTTACACAAGGATCTGAATATGTTTTTGGTGGATCTCAACCTGTAGGTATTCTAACTGTAGCATATCAGGACAATAAGTTTGAATTAGTAACTGATACTGATTGGGACCAAGAGGCACAAGGAATTTCTTTTGGATGTATAGGAAATTCTAATAAGATAATGAAGGATGGTACAAATTATGGTGGAAAAACTGACATAANAAGTAGTGGTGCTCTTGCTGCTTCATTAGGGAAAACAATTTCTAGTTATGATATATTTGTAAATGAGGAAGATATTGATGTTAATTTCGTACTTATGGGATCTGCCGGATATGGCAAGGAAGAAGCACAAGCATTAGCAAATAAATTAATTGCTGTTGCTGAAGCAAGACAAGATGCTATTGCATTTATTTCTCCTTATAGAGGTGCAGCAATTACTGATACATCCAATGAAACTGCTGCAACTATTAATGATATTGATACTATCACTAAGAATACTCTAAGTTTCTATTCACCGATTACATCATCAACATATGGTGTATTTGATAGTGGTTATAAGTACATGTATGATAGATTTAATGATACATTTAGATATATTCCTTTAAATGGAGATATTGCTGGATGTTGTGCTAGAAGTGATGCTAATAATTTCCCCTGGTTCTCACCAGCAGGAACTGATAGAGGTGCAATTTTAAATACTGTTAAACTTGCATATAATCCAGGAAAAGTTCAGAGAGATAAATTATATTCAAATAGAATTAATCCAGTAATTCTTTCTCCTGGTGTTGGTCCTATTTTATTTGGTGATAAAACTTCTTATGGCAAATCTTCTGCTTTTGATAGAATTAATGTTCGTCGTCTTTTCATCTATCTTGAAAATGCAATTTCTGCTGCAGCAAGAGATCAATTATTTGAGTTCAATGATGAAATTACAAGAACTAATTTTGTAAATATTGTTGAACCTTTCCTTAGGGATGTTCAATCTAAGAGAGGAATCTTTGATTTTGTTGTTATTTGTGATCAAACAAATAACACTCCTGCAGTTATTGATAATAATGAATTCCGAGCAGACATTTATATCAAACCTGCAAGGTCTATTAACTTTATTGGATTGACTTTTATCGCCACAAGAACTGGCGTATCATTTGAAGAAATAATTGGCAACGTTTAATTTAAAGGAGATTAAAAACAATGGCGACAAGAAATCAATTCAATCCACCACAACTTAGAAAAATAACTGACTTTAAAAGTCAGTTAACAGGTGGTGGTTCTAGGAGTAATCTTTTTGAATGTGTTCTGTCTTTTCCAGATCTTGCAAAAGTTGAGAATGATATTTTAAATAAATCTAGATTTTTGGTTAAGGCCGCAAATCTTCCTGCATCAAATGTTGCTTTTATTGATGTTCCTTTTAGAGGAAGAACTCTAAAAGTTGCAGGTGATAGAACTTTTGAAAGTTGGACTATTACTGTTATTAATGATACTGATTTTGCAATTCGTTCTGCCTTTGAAAATTGGATGAACGAAATCAATAAAGTTTCTGATGGGACTGGAGAAATTAATTCAAATAACTATACTTCTGATGCTTTTGTATATCAATTAGATCGTAATGGTGAAACTTTAAGGGCATATCATTTCTATGATGTGTTTCCAACTTCAACTTCAGCGATTCCTTTATCTTATGATCAAGGTAATGCAATTCAGGAATTTACTGTAGAACTGCAAGTTCTTTATTGGGAAGCAGTTAAAGGAAATTCACCTGAAGCAGGTGGAGTAGATATTGACTGATAAATAGTTAATATAAGTAGTTTTTAAACATATACTATGGCCAGACTATTTGGGTTTTCTATTGAAGAAAACATTAAAAAATCGAACTCTATTGTCTCCCCCGTTCCTCCTTCAAATGAGGACGGGGTTGATAATTATATCAGCAGCGGTTTTTATGGACAGTTTGTAGATATTGAAGGAGTTTATCGTACAGAGTATGATTTATTAAAAAGATATAGAGAAATGGCATTACATCCAGAATGTGATGGTGCCATTGAAGATGTTGTTAATGAAGCAATTGTTAGTGATTTATATGATTCTCCTATTGAAATTGAATTATCAAATTTAAATGCAACTGATAGATTAAAAGATATAATTCGACAAGAATTTAAATCTATCAAAGAAATCATGGATTTTGATAGAAAATGTCATGAAATTTTTAGAAATTGGTATATTGATGGAAAACTTTTCTATTTAAAAGTTATTGATGAAAAGAGACCTCAAGATGGCATTCAAGAGATTAGATATATTGATCCCATGCGAATGAAGCATGTAAAACAAGAAAAGAGAGATAAAAATAAATCACCTGCATTTATTCCGAATAATCAAAGCGATATACAATTTCCAGAAACTGAAGAATATTACATATATACTCCGCCACAAAAATCTAACATATATGGTGGACACACCAAGAAAGGTGTGAAAATTATGAAGGATTCTGTTACTTATTGTACTTCTGGTTTAGTTGATAGAAATAAAGGAACTATTTTATCTTATTTACATAAAGCAATTAAAGCACTTAATCAACTTAGAATGATTGAGGATTCTTTAGTAATTTATAGAATTTCAAGAGCACCAGAGCGTAGAATTTTTTATATTGATGTTGGTAACCTTCCAAAAGTAAAGGCAGAACAATACCTTAAAGAGGTAATGAGTCGTTATCGTAATAAACTTGCTTATGATGCAAATACTGGTGAAGTTCGTGATGATCGTAAGTTTATGTCAATGATGGAAGATTTTTGGTTACCTCGTCGTGAAGGGGGAAGAGGAACTGAAATTACAACACTTCCTGGAGGACAAAATCTTGGAGAAATCACTGATATTAATTATTTTCAAAAGAAACTTTATAGATCATTAAATGTTCCAGAATCTAGAATTGCAGGAGATACTGGATTTAATCTTGGTAGATCTTCTGAAATTTTGAGAGATGAACTTAAATTTTCTAAATTTGTTGGGAGATTGAGAAAGCGTTTTGCAAGAATGTTTAATGATATGCTTCGTACTCAACTTCTTTTAAAGAATATTGTAACTCCAGAAGATTGGAAAACAATGGAAGATCATATTCAATATGATTTTCTATATGATAATCAGTTTTCTGAGCTTAAAGAATCTGAAATGCTTACAAGTCGTTTAACTCTTGCTACAACAGCTGAACCTTATATTGGTAAGTATTATTCTACTGAATTTGTTCGTAAGAAAATTCTTAGACAAACTGATAGTGAAATTGTTGAAATTGATATTCAAATTGATGATGAAATTGCAAAAGGAATTCTTCCAGATCCTAATGCTCCGGTTGATGAATTTGGAAATCCAATTCCACAANCAAATAATAGTGTTCCATTGGGAGATGTTCCTGAAGATCCAGATGCAGTTGGATCTAATGAAGTACAAGCACCAAAAGTATAAAGAATATAAATATTAGTATATTTTTATAATAAATTAATATGGAATCTGATATTATTGATGCAATTGCGCTTGATACTTCTGCAGCATCTGAAACTTCAGATGCTATTAAAGCATCGTTATACTCAAAATCTTTGGAAAAGATTAATTCTCTTCGACCTGAAGTTGCAACATCATTATTAAATTATAATGATCCTAATAATGAGATTGAATCAGAACCTTCTGAAATTAGTCCAGAAACATCCGAATCCGAGGAGGAAAATAACTGATGGCAAATAGAATTCTAATAAAAGGTGAAGAAATTGATATACCTGTGAGTAGTGGTACAGCTAGTAGTATTACTGGTGCAAGTGTAGTTCGTTTAACGAATGAACATACCACTAACATTCGTGTTGTAACTGTTGTAGCAGCACCAAGTGGAACTATAGTTGGTAGTTTTTCAATTTTACCTCGTACAGTTGAATATCTTGAAAAAAATAATGCAGAATGTATTTTTTCATCTGCTAGTGATATTAAATGCGTAAAAGTAGGATTTACAAATTAAAAGTAATGAAATTAATCACAGAAGAAATTCAAAAAGTAGAATTTATTACTGAAGGAAGGGGAAACGATGCTAAACATTA